ATAAAGATTTAAAAGCTTTGCCTGGCAGTCTGGCTTTTCAAATTTCAGACCCCTGCTCCCGTTTGGAAGTCACTAAGAAACGGGTTCAAGTTGCCAAGCAAAATTAGGCCCCCGCATATTTCAAATGCCTTACCGCCGCCACGGATGGCAAGGCAATGCGGGGGTTTACGGGTTGACTACTTACAACCGGCGGGGCGTGTGCCACGTCGGTGAAATAGTCGGTTGGTTCTGTCACGCTTCACGATGCGGGTGGTGTTTACCTGCACGCTAAGACGGGGGCCACGGGCTGCGCTGCACTGGCCGCCAGAACATTCGCCGGCGCCGAGCGCCAAGGTCAATAACAATGCGATCATAAGATCACTCCTTAATTAGAACTAACACTACTGCCCGCCACGTTAGCGGGTTTTCTTTTGGGTGCCGTCTTGAACGGCTTTAGATCGGGGGAGCCCTGCCCTAGAGCATAAACAGGGCCGTGGCCGAGGTCGATTAGGTGCTCAGGCCGGCGAAGTTCTTCGGGCCTGCACCAGCCGACAAAATGAACGAATGGAAGCTGCACGATGGCGAGTACCATAAGGTCAATGTCGGGGTTGTTTTGTTGTGGGTTGCTGATTAAGCGGCCGGACAATTGCGACGTGCTTTTGATGTCTACTCGTTTGCCTGCGGTGATGTTGTCGTAGCCGTTTTTGCGGCTGAGGAAGGTCAGGTCGGGGAAAACATTGTGAAACTTTGCCCATGCGTATTCTGCGGCGACGCCTACCACATCGATAGAGGTTTGGTCGTGTCCGAATTGCCTGGGGGTTGCGCCGCTGGCCTTGCTTACGGCGGTGCGCAATGCACCGAGGGTGTGTATCACGCCGATGTCGGCGGGGGATAATTCGACTTGCAAGTTTTTGGGCTGCTTTAGACTCGGCTGCGACGTCCTGTCGGCTGATGCGGTGGTGATATCAAAGAGGGTTTATACCGGCTCTTGTGTGTGTGTGTTTTACCATGTGGGCGACACGTGTCAAGAAAATTAAGGTCTACTTTTAATTTTTTGTAGAACTATTTTGGCGTCTTCTTTTATTGATTTATTAAAACTTTTCCAGTCCTTTAAGTGTCCTACAAAAAAGTGACAATTGCCGCCGTTTTCGCATAGGGTGATAAAGTTTTTGTTATCGAGTTCGAGGTCGGGGTGAAGGTGGTAGGGCTGCATGTGATGCACTTCGAGATTGTCGACGCTTCCGCATGCGGCGCAAGCCGGGTTTAGTTTTAGCCACGCTTTACGGGTAGCTGGCCACTGCGGCGAACGTGCGGGCATGCCTGCGAAGTATTCGGTAATGCGTTTTACAATGCTCATAATTGCTCCTTGAGTTTTGAGGCTAGGGTGATGTAGGCGATAGCGTCCAGAATCGAGTCGTGTTTGTGTAAATTGCTTTCCCGCACGAGCTTGAGGCCCGCCATCAAGAGCGCTACCTCCGAGTCGGTGATCTTTTCGTCAGGCGCAAGCTTATTTCTGAGCAATGCGCTCCACACGTCGGCGATTGCGGTAAGCGAATCTTTCGGGGAGCCGTACTGGGTTTCTCGTTCTTTAATGATTGCGTCGGCCTCGGTGAGAATATCGATCATGAATCTAGTTTGCCTCTCCTGCTCGGCGTGCGTCAGTGCGTAAGCATTGCCCGCAAATTTTCTCGAGCCATTGCCTGTTAAGTTTAATTCCCTCAGTCCTTTTGAGTAGCAAAAATGCCACGACAAAAGCACTAGCAAGGGCGGTGTTTTCCTGTTCGGCGTCGAACCAGTCTCGTTCAAGAATGGTATCGATTACGGGTTTTAGTGCGACTATTTCGGGATGCTCGATGGTGGCTAGGTCGTCGATAAAATCGGCGATAAGGTCGTCAATGGTGCTGGTCTTCCACTCGCTGCCGCTGCCCTCGGGGTTGTAAGCTTCGTTTTCTTCATCCCATGCGCTTGGGTCGTCTTCGAGCCCGTCGAGAAAGGTGTCGTCGTCGTCGTCGTTTTTGTCTGCCATTGTAGTTGCCTCCTGCAAATAAATGACCCCGGTGGCCGGTGTGCCGGGGTCGTCCATGGAATCTCTAGGCGTATGAGTGCACACCCCCGGCCCTATGGTTCGCTAGAATGGCAGGTCGTCGATGAACTCATCACCGGCGGAACCTTTTTCGCCTGCGGGAATCGCTGAGTAGCTGCGTATCCTTGGGTAGACTTTATCCTGGTAGCTCTCGTTCAAGGTTGCGACTCGAAGGGTCTTCCCTAGTAGGTCGGCGCTCTCGTTAAGCTCGGTGACGCCGACGGCTTCACAAATTGCCTGCAAAGTTGCGGCGGCAATTTCCTGCGCTCTCACGCTGGGGTTCCTCAGATTGAGCCGGTCAAAGATTTTAGCGCCGGCGTTAGGCCCGTCAACGACTTCAAAAACCAATTGAAGAAATTCGCCGGTGCCTGCCTTCGTGGGTTTGGTTTCTTCGCCGGTGATGCGAACGGTGTAAAGCCCTGGGGGCAAGTCTTTGAATACGGGGCGCTGCGTGCCGTTTGGCTTTGACCAATCCGTCTTATTAAAAATCATACTAAATCTCCTATTTTCCAATCCTTAGTGATACAACCTTCTGACCACGCCACGCTGGCGGGGTCAAGCTTTTTGGGCTCGTCGCCGGGATGAATCCCGAAACGAACCGACATGCGAGAAACAATATTGTCTAACACGGTGCGGGGCTGTGTGTCCGCTGCCAGTGCGATGGTGATATCTTCCACTAATAAAGCTTTTTCAATGGCGGTTTCTGCCCTAGCTTTTACCTGCATGCGCCATTGTGGATTGCGGGTAAAGTATTCGGTCGATCCCATTAGCGGGCGATCTCGGGAATCTTTAATACCGGCGTAGGGCCTGCCATCGGCACACCTGCACCATACGCCGCAAGTGCGGGTGGTACACCACACGCCATCGATAACATCGGCCAGCCATGGCACGGTGATCAATCCGCTGTTTAAACAGTCGGTGCAAACGCCCCGGTCGTCGTTTATGTCGTAGCTCGCTCGCTTGATCTTTTCACGGCGAAATATCAACGCATGTTGTTCCAATGCGTTTAAATGTTTCTCATGATTGAAGGGCGGTATTTCCTGACGGGCAACGCCATCGGTGGCGGCGGTCATTTCCTCCGGTGAAAAACCGTAGCGCCGGAAAAAACCGACCCATGTTCCAACCATGCGCCCATCGGCGTCGTTATGCCATCCGAATAGGGTGCGGTGGTAGTCGGCCCAGCGCATCCATTCAGACTTTTCGGCGGCTTGTGTGACAAGGCTAGTTTCGGCCATTGTATGCCACTCCTAACACTTCCCGCTGCCGTGGGTCGGCGCTCATAAGATCGAGCAATTCTTCGGTGCTTTTTGGTGCCGCTGGGCCCTTGCGTTGCTGCGGTCTAAGCTCTCGATCAGAAAACAAAAACAGAGGTTCCGTTCGATCACGTTTTGGGTCTTCGATTGCGGCGGCGATGATCGCCGGCGACATGCCACGCCGAAGGGCTTCGGAAAAAACTTCGATGACCTTCGGGAAAGTTTCGTTGCCTGGCCGACTGCCTCGAGCGTAAAAATTCCAAGACGTCGTGAGGTCGTGGGCGGGGGCGTCCTGCCCTGCCTTGCCAAGAATAGGATAGGATTGAATAGGTAAGCCAAGAATAGGAAGTTGGTCACTCTGAGTCGGGTTCTCGGGGGGGTCTAGTGGCGTACTTAGTGGGGTACTTAGTTGGCTACTTCGTCCTTTTTGGAGGTGGTGACCGTCGTTAAGTAGGTCACTTAGTGGACTACTGGAAACAAACGATTTTCCTTTGCGTGACATGATGCCTTTGATGTAGGTGGGGCAATGGTCTTCCCAATCGTGGATGCTCAGGCGGCAATCGGGGTGCCGGTCAAGCCATCCCGTGGCGACCAATGCCTCTATCATTTCGTCGGGTTCGCCTGACCACTCCATAGCGGCGGCGATGTCTTCGTTTGAATGCCTTCCGATAGCGCCGTCCATAGCGTTAGCCATCGCAAATACCCACAAGCTTTCAAGTAGGCCGACGGCCTGCCAGTGAAGCAGACCTAGCTTGCGTTTTAAGCGCATAAATTTTATAGATGCCGTAGTAGTTGCCTTCATGATGATGTTCCTTATTTAATGCGTAAATGAGTGCCACGGGGTAGGACGGTAACGCCTGCAACAATCTCGCCTGACTTGATCTTTTCACGGATCACGTCAAGGTTAGGTGAGAGGGTTATTTTCTGACAATCGGCTGGAAGGTGCTCCGCTGGAACGGTGATGTCCAAGGGCTGCACGCCGCCATTGGCGCATACCGATAGGCTGAAAAAAGCGGTCTTAAGCTTATCGATACATTGCTGATCAAAAAAGAATAACAAGCGGTTCTTCATGGCCTTAACCGTGTTGCCATCCTGGTCGGCAAGTATTCGGATGCGGGCGCTTTCTTCTTTGCGGGCCGCTGCCGTCAATTCGAGCTCACGGATGATTCGGCAATAGGCCTCCACTTTATCCTCGATCCGCCCTTCGAGCTCTTGTAGGAGCTCGTCAAGCACTGGGTCAAGTTCGCCGTCGCCGGTGGCGTCGTCTTTGGTAGCCCAAAATTCAAGAATCTTTGCACCGGATGAAAGGTCTAGGATTGACATTACTTTGCACCCCCAGCTAATACGCCTTCTGCGAATGGGTTGTTGCTTACGGCTTCCATGTCGAGTTCGTGGCTCAATTCAGAAATAACACTGTCGGCGTCGTCGAAGCTGAGGCCCTTGACATTATCCACGCCATAAAACTTTTTTACGCCCGCTGCCCAGTCGGCTTTCTTAGCTGCGCTAAAATTCAATTGCTTAAGCATGTGGCTCATTTCCTTAAGCTGGTCGGCGGTGATGGGCGTAAGGGGCAAGGCGATTAAGCCTGGCACCGTGGCGGCGGGTGCTGCTACTGGTGCGACGGTTGCCACTGCCACAACGGGTGCGGGCAATGCTACGGGTGCCACTGGTGCGGGAATGGTTGCTACTGGCTTAAGCACAACGGGCTTGGGTGCTTTTACGTCCTTGTCGTCAAACTCATCGGGAGCATACACGCCAAGCATTACTGCGGGGGCATGACGGCGGGCCCAAATTCGAGCGCCCATGTAGGAAAGCATCTGGTCAGGTGATTTTTTCCAATGCTCGTTATCGGTGCGAACATCGACAAGCCTTGCGGTAATCGTTCTGGCCTCCTGCTCGCCTCGAAGGGTGCCGATGACGGTAATTTCACGGGCTTCGCCTTCGCCTTTATACGAATAGTTTAAGGCGCCATGAATCACGCCACTGCCTTGGATAGCTGCGGCCACCAGTTTGCCTTCAAAGTTTAGCTTGCCTTTGACGATGCTGGTTGCCTGCGCCACGGCGAAGGGTGACATGCCCCATCGAATAGCCTGCTCGATTACTAACAGGCAATCGGCTGGTGATTTTTGAAGGTGTGTAGGCACAAGCTTCGCTGAAGACATAATCTCAGCTAATCGTACTGCCTCATCGAATCCATTAATTTCGAGCGTTTTTTCCGCCCTTACTGCTACAATGTTCGACATTTTTCTGACTCCTGGATAAGTGACTCTCTCGTTACTGAAACACTCAAAGGGGCGTCTATCACCACTCGGACTTTCGAGCCCAAGACTTTGGATAGGCCGACCCATGCGTTGACGCCGTTAAAACTTAAGAGGACTCGGTCGCCCTCGTTAACGGTAAGGGCCAAGCCCTTCAAGTTTTTGCATCCTGCTACTAATGCTGCCATCGTCGCCTCCTGCTGATAGAAAAAAAACCGGGGCGATCCGAACGGATCAAAAACCCCGGCATACCACCGTGTCGTGGTTCCATCTAAACTCAATAGTATGAGCAAAGACACATGGTGTCAATGTGCAATGTCATATATTAGTAATTAAACTTTAGTCTTGTTAATAATTATTTTTGTGTATAATGCTTTTAACACGGAAGGACAATGACTATGATAATGCTCATGAAAAAACCTATTAGACCACGCATCGTTATCGACTGTACCGACCTCGACGTTATCGCCGTTGGGTTGATGAAATTGCACACTGGGAAAACTCATAAAGAGGTTTTCTTGAAGATTTTTAGAGAGCATCTTAAGCCATATATGGCCGAGGCCAAGGCTATCTTTGACAAGCGCAAAAAGGGCGAAAAAGGCGAAAACTAAGCTTTGTCTCGAGCCAATAGCGTTGCCAGTAGTTTCATTCGGCGCAATATTTTGCGCTCGATTGCTCGGCTCATTTCTAGGTTGTAGGGCAACACTGCCCGTCTCTTTAGCTCTAAATCTGCGACTGTATTCCATGTGCTCAGTATCCCCGAAAAGTTTTCTGATTTTAACATTTCGCCTGTGGTGGAAAATTAAGTGGCGTCCTTGCCAGTGCTGTCATCCATGTGTGGGTATCTTGCCAAGTCGCTGGGTTAACTAAAAAGTTATTTTTAGTTAGATCTTTGTCGACTAATTAGTGGATAATTAGTTAACTGAAAATAACTAGGTCTTTCGTAGTGGTTTGGTGCATATGATCACGGATGAAGAGTTGAATATTATTTTGAATCTTTACGGCTACGCTGGTAGCACGACGCCGCATTGGCCTGGGTGTTACAAGGTGCATAACGAGTGCGCCATACGTTGGTTGGTTGCTACGGTGCGGGAATTGGCACCCTATGCGGCCAAGAGAATTGAAACTAAGGGGATCGCTGAAGAGACACGGGAAAAAGAATTAGTTAAATTTATGGAATATTTTTTAGAGATGATGCGAATAACTGATAGCTACGCTGGTAACGCATATCTTGAAGCCGCCCGCATTATTGACGACATCAAGGGCGTGCCCCGTGAAGCAGACGCTAATCCACACCGCAAGAAAAAAACTAAGCCTAAACCCAAAAAATCAGAGCGCCCAGAGCTTGAGCACTTTGACCATGAGCAATTAGACTAGTTAAGGGAAAGCCGTTTCCGTGAACTAAGGCGGTTCCTTAGTTCACGTTGCTGGACTACTGGGCTCGCCAGCTGACTATAAGCCTCTGGCGACTTCATAGCCATCGTTGCCGGTTACAAGAATCCGTCTGTGTTTTAAATTGCTCAAAAGGGCCTTCACGGTTGATTCATTGATGTTGTCGTCGTGCTCTTTGAAATAAGCGATTATCGTATCCTGTTTGGCGGCTTTATTTTCGGTTATGTAATCGAGCAATCTTTGTTCGTTTACGCTGTAAAACAAGGGTCTTAGGTCGTCTACCATGGCGCTAACGTCTCTGGGGATAGGTGCGGGCGTAATTGCCTGCACACTATTACTAGCGTCGTTAACTGTGCCATTAGGCCAATTTTGAGAAAAAATATTAGAAAACTCTTTTTTTATTTCGTCAGTTAGGAGGGTCAAAATCAGATCACGAAGCATTTTTGGGCGTCCATTCTTGGGTATGGGGGTGGTAAATAGCAGTTGGCGAATAGTAGCACACCTATTCGCACACCTATACACAATTATCGCTGTTATTTACGGCCAATATTGGATAGAGCAACGGTCTTCGGAACCGTAGGTTATAGGTTCGACTCCTATCGGGCGCATTAAAATATGGTGTTTTCTGCGGGAATTTGCACTAATACCTTTTCCTAAACTTCCCCCCCCCCCCTGCTTTAACATCTGAGGAACACACCTTTTAACACACCTATTGAGCTCATTTTCGAGCGTTTCCGCTGCGGCGTGAATGTCCTCATTTGCTGCATGAGTGTAGTAATCTAGCGTTAAAACGCTCGTTGAATGGCGTGCTAGTTTCTGTGTGACTTCTACACGGAACTTTTGCGCACACCATGTAATATAGGTGTGTCGAAGTGAATGAAGGTCGAGGCGGGTGGTGGTGGTCACGCCGGCGGCGGCGGCGTCTTTTCTGACCATGACGGCGGATCGGTCGTGCCAAGTGCCTGGAAATAAAGGCCCTTCGAGCGTGGCGAGCTCGGTGGAGAGTGCGGGGCCGACGTCGATATTGGCGGCCCGCCTGTTTTTTGTTTCACCGGCCAGCAAGGATATTTTGGACGCTCTTAGGTGTGCCGGGGTGAGCGCCATGGCCTCTTTTCGCCTTAGCCCGGTCGTCAGGATTAGGCGATAAAGTAGGGCCCGGCGATGTCCATCGAGGCCCCTAAAGGTGGTGCAGCTGCTGGCCGTCGTCGTTACGAGGGCGCTGGCCTGTTCTAAAGTGAGTGCGCCCCGCTGATAAGTTTTGTTTGCCCTTATCACTGGCAGGGTAATTCGGATCGCTGGCAGGGCTGCATGGCGTAAAAACTGATTGAGGGCCTTAAGATAGTGGGCTTTAGTTTGGGCTGACCATCGTTTTTTCTCTGAATCCCATAGGGTAAATACGCCTCTGGCCTGTTCTCCGGTGATTGTTTTGCTGGCGGTGACGCCGGCGGCTTCGAGAATGCGCCGGACTTTGGCCACGACCTCCCTTTGGCGTGCCTGGGTGATGCCTGCAAGCTTAAGGGCGGCGGCCCAGTTGCTCAGGTGGTTGCTCAGGGTTTTGACCTTGACGGTTTCCGTGCCTGCTAGGATGCGGGCAAGCATGGCGGTCGATTCGGCTTTGGTTTTGCATAATGGAATGGGGCGGCGGCTGCCGGGAATTGCGCCAAAAGCGTAGTATATTTTGCTGGTTTCTATGCGTTTAGTCTTCGCCTGCGCCGGTGGGCACTGCACACCATGCTCGTCGAAGTATCGGTCTCTCCTTTGCCGTCTGATCGATGCCATTTACAAAAACTTTCGGCCCCTTTTCATCCTGCGGGTGCCATAATTCTTCACGGTTTTCGTAACGTCTGCAAAGCACGTCCAATTTTTCGGGCGTGTTCGGGTGCGCATCCGTGGGCACCTGTGCCACCATAGTAGGTTGTAAGACGGGAACCGGCTTAAAGCAAGGGTAATTTATCCCGTAGGATTTATAACACGGGGCGCATAAGTGGCGCCGGCGGGCGAAATTGGTATTGCAGCGGCGACATATGATAAGGTTATTCATGCGAATCCGATAAAAATCCAGAAAAGTTTTAGTAAACTGCGTAATAGCGGATGATCTCCGTGCCCACACATGCACGCATGGCTCGACCAGTACCATGCAAGCCCGGCGTTGCCTGCGGCGACCATATAAATAAGGCTGCGGTCACTCATTTGCCCGCCTTAGCGTTGGCACGGCTGGTGATATAGTGAACCACGGTTCCGCCTGCAATGATGATGGCGACGCAATTTTGAACCATGCTGGCCAAGGTGCCGCCGATGCCGCCGGCGTCTGCTGGTGACACAACGCCGAAAATGGTTAGAATCGCAAGGCCCTGTACGATAAGGGTCTGATAAAATTCGGTGGTTTGCCAGCCCGGTTTAACTGGGCTTGATGGGGTCGGTTCGTTCGACATTGGCGGCCTCCTGGGCTTTTAGGGTTTTCAATGCGCTGAGGATCATTTCTTCCATGGTCGGCTTAGGTGGGAAAGTTCGGGCGTGGGCGGTGGCAACGGCGGTGAGTGCTGCGGGTACAATTCGATGAGCGAACCAGCCGAGGATGAATGCCACAATGGCAGTTACGGTAACGGCCCTGGCTAATGCTAGGGTGCTAGGTGCTGCGATATCGGGGCCTTTTCTCCCGTCCTTATCACGGTTGGGGTCGTAGTTGGGGGCTTTTTTTCTGAGGGCGCCTATCAAGCCTTCGATGCCGTCGGCGTAATCAGCTTGAGAGTGCAAGACGGTGGCGCTGCCATCGGGGCCCGGTGGTGCCTGCACTACTATGCGGGGCGTGCCGGTGGTCGGTAATCCGATTGCCGTGACGGCCCATGCGTCGGGCGTGTAAGCCTGGACTAATACCGAGGGGCCCCATTCACTGCTTTCGATATCGGCCTTGGGTCGTCGGGTTTTCTCGGGGTCGCCTATTAGGGTTATGCGGAGCTTGTTGCTATCGTCGGTAAGGGTGCCGCCTTCAAGGATGCTTACGGCCTCGATGGCGGTGATTTTTCTGCCGTTGTGCCAACATCCCCTTTCGGTGGTTTTGGCAATCTCGACTCCGAACAAAAAGGGCTCCGGCGTCGCCGGTGGTGGTGGTGCCTCATCGGGTTCGGGGGCTTGGTTGTAGCGTGCGTTTGCGGTGGGTGGCGGTGGTGGTGGTGGTGAGAGTAGGAAGACAGCCCAGCCGCCTCCGCCAAGTTTCCATCTTCGGGTAAATTCTGCGGGCGCCATCCATTCGTATTTATCTTCGCCGGGGAAATTGTTATCCAAAATAGCGGCCCATTTAGGCGTCAGGTGAACTAAATTAACCATGTGGGCAATGCGACCTGAGCCGCCATATCGGGGCGAATAGCCATAAGTAACGGCGGGCATTCGGCCTGTTTTGAGTGCTAATCTGAGAAGGCCTGGGTCGTCGCCGCTATATTGAAGGTAGGTTGTGCCGGGTGCGTACCTAGCTACCATTTTATCGACCTTTTCCGGCCAGCCGCCGCCCTCTTCTTTTCTCATTTTGGCCTGGAAGCCGTGAAGTTGTTCCACATTTTGCCATCTGCCGGAATGTTCTACTGAGGTGAAGACACAAAGCCCGCTGCCATCTTTGCCGCCGACGTTTTTAAGGTGCTCCGAAGCTGGTAGGTCGATCTGAAGTTGCTCGGCGCCGTCGGGTGAGGTTCTTCCTCCGACTTGGGAATCTGCATTGAAAAGGGCAAGGGTAAAAAAAAGGAAATAAATCATCAAAAAGTCCTCGGGAAAGGGTCACTATGAATAAATGACCATTTGCCGGGATTAGGACGGTGAGACGTAGACGTCGCCTGTAACGTAGGTGTAGCTACCCGTAGGCGTGTAGTCAGGGCGTAAAGTCGTTACATAATAGACCGTTCCAGCGACCACATTGAGCCCGCCTTGCATTGAAAAGTCGCCGGCGCTACCGCTAGGGTTTTCCATGCCTGCAAAGCCGGTGCCAAATTCTGAAATAGACCATGTGATATCGTAAGTTAAAACGCCCGAAACATTTGGCGTGAGCGTGAAGGTGATCGTTGCCCCGCTGCCACCATAGTTGCTGCTGCTTTGGAATGTTAAATGGTCTGTAAATCTGCCTGCGCCCGAGCTTGAGGTATCCCATGAGCCACCGGGAATGTCACCCGGCCCTGGCACCTGATCATAAATTGCAAACGCAACTGTCGGCGTCGGTGTTGGGGTCGGCGTCGGGGTCGGGGTCGGGGTCGGCGTCGGCGTTGGAGTCGGTGTAGGAGTCGGCGTCGGTGTGGGTGTAGGAGTCGGTGTAGGAGTCGGTGTAGGTGTTGGGGTCGGTGTTGTTCCGCCTTTTAGCGTAACATTAGAAGATTCAACCCAGTAGGTATTTGAATTAAAAAAGTTATAAACCTGCGAATCTGTGGAGCCTATTGATCCGCCATAAGGCCACGCCGTTGAATCGTATTGAAAATAAGCGCCTTTCCTAGCCCGATTGTAAGTGCTGTATCTAATGTAAAATCTGCTTCCTGCTGAGTCTTCATCAATATAAAGAGTGCCGCTGTCGTTTACTTTGATAATTGGTTTTACTTGCATCGGTAGACCATTATTTGAGCCAATAATAGCGGCGTAATCAATGTCCAGCTTGTTATTATAATTACCATTTGAAGCGTTCCACTTTGGCGCAGCATCAAAAAAATGTGATTGCATATGCAATCGTCCTGGAATGTTGTAATAATTCTCCAAGGGGCCAAAATAATATCCTGTTGTTGCGTCATAAGTAAGCGTAACACTAATGTTGCCAAGGCTGATGTCGTTTGTGTCTGTTGCTGTTACTACGCCTGCAACCACTGTTTGAGTTACATTTTTAAACTTTGCGTCTGTCATAGATAGCGCAATTGTTGGCGGTAGTTCAAAAGGTACGCTAAAATTTACCGTCCATTGTTCCGGTGTTGGTGGCGGAGAGGATGCAAAATACTCAGTAACTATTATAGAACTGTGGATGTTTGCTTCTGGAATAGCGCCGGTGAGAGCAGCAGACCCGAAAAGCAGGCCACCGCTTGAAGTGAACCATCTGATTTTGTTATTAGGGTAGGAATCATCGCCGTATACCGGCGGAGTTTCAACAAGCACATAAACAGTAAAACTGTCTGCTCCTCTAATTAAATAAATTCGGATAACTTCAAATGTTCCTTGAGGTTGGTAGTAATAGCCGCCCCATTCTAATGGTAAATTGCTGGTATATTTGTAAAAGAAGTTGTAAAGAAGCATAGGTTCTTGATTGTACGGGTCGAGATATATAGTTGCCGTTACGGTGCTTCCGTTAGCCTTTGTAATTGTTGCCGTTGATGGTAAAAAGTCGTGCATTGCAACTGGTGGCGGGCAACAAATAATATCGGCTACGCTCGCTGCGCCTAGCTCGATACATTCGGCAATTGAGTAGGTTTTAAAAATCCAATTGATTCTAAAAGAGGTTTTGTAAAGTGGTAAAACTGGATTAGTGTTGTTGGTTGCGTCGGCCAGTGTAGGGTAAAGAATCATGGATAAAGCTTGAAAAACTGGTGTCACATCTCCCGATAAAATAAATGTTTTCCCGCCGTTTGTCGTGCCTTCTCTGACGTAATAAAACTTGGTGTTGGCCACTGCGGCGTATAATGTCCAAGCGCCGCTTGCCACTAAATAAACGGCCTTTGCCCCTGAAGTTTGATTTTTAACTAGTGCGTAGTTTCCTGCAACGAGTGCCACGCCGTCGATAGTCTGCAAGCCGCTTAAGGTTATGTTAGCGGTGGTTGCTGCTCGGATATTAGTATGATAGGTTCGTGTAAGTGTGCCAAGGTTTATAAATTTCAAAAAGTAGTTGGTGTGCTTGAAAAGTTCGACATAGCTTTCCGAAACGATGTCGAATAACAATGCGCTGGTGTCAATGTTGTAATAGGTTTCTATTTTTGTTACTGCCCACTGGCCGGCGTAGGTGTCGCCGGTAAGGATTTTGACATATTTTCCGTTGACAATGTTCTCGGCTGGCACGCCGGAATACGAGTAGGCCGACCTGTACCATGCGTCCGCCTTCGCATAGTAAATCCCGTTCTGCGTGGTTGTCGTTTGGTCTTTTACTAAAACTCGGTCACTGTCAACAAGTGAGACGCCGTCGATAGTCTGCAAGCCGCTTAAGGTGATGTTGGCGGTGGTTGCTACGACGCAAGGCTCATATTTTGCCGCTAGGTTGCTTACGATTATTTGGTTAATGTTTAAGGCCGCTAATGCTGAGGTGTTGCCCGTGGCGATGTTGTAGCCGCCTGCAAAGTGAAAGGCGTCGGTTAGCAGTGCTGGGCCGCCTAGTTCGCCGGTGGCGGATTGTGTCACGACGGCGTCGCCAAAATAGTTATAAGCGCTTAAAGTGCTTAATTCCATTATGCACCTTCCAACGCCACGACTCTTGCGGTTAAGTCAGCGATGGCGTCAAGCACTGCCTGGTTGGATTGCCAGCCTTTGACGCCGCTGGAATTAGTGCCATAAAATTTATTATTGCCTGGGCTGGCGGTGTCGTTCACTAACTTTAGAGCACTAAAGCCGCCGGAGCTTGTCGGGTTTCCGCCGCCGGTGATTGACTGGGTGGTGGTCACATTGTTTGGCGAAAACACTAGAGAGGCGCCGCCGCTTGCTACGGTTACAGTGTTAAAAGCATTGCTGCCCCATGTCGAGGGGGTGTCTGATAAGGCTATGAAAGTCGTGTAACTTGGCCCTTCGCCAATGGCTCCAAACTCTAAAGCGGTGGCAGCATCATTGACCTTTACCACTCTCCCCTGGTTGCCTAAATACGATGACGGCGTAACATCGGATAGGGCCAAAAATTGCCGTATTACAGCATTATCGTAGTCTTTTCCGCTGAGGGTTACAGTCGAAACAGAAATTCCCGTGGGCGTACAAATAACATCGGTAACTACCTCAATAACTGCATTTCCTCCGGCGGCGGCGGGTATTGCCGTGGGTAATATCTCATAAACACATTGGCCGCTGTCGTTAGTCGATCTTAACCGCATAAAGACAAGCCCGGTTGCCGTTGCGGTGCTAGTGGCGCCGGTGGTCAACGCCGGCAAGTAAGCCGGGTTAGAGGTGCCGTCGCCTATCACCGGCGGATTAGCATTCTCGAAGCTTTTACCGTCTTTTTTCGGTACTTTCTTCTTCCACTTGTGATTGACCGGCGTCGTTGCCGAAACGGTGCCCGTAATTTCCGCAACGAACCACTGCGGCGCCGATGTGGCAATCTCGCCGCCGGTGCCGTCGTAATTAATCACTATGCCTTCGCCTGCTCTGAGCATGTTTATACCTGTGCGTCAAAGTATTGTTTAAGTAACTTCTTAAGCTGTTTAATTTTCACTTCAACATCCGAGCCTTCTGGGAAGAAGTCGGCATCATTAATCGTTTTCTTTTTGGTGCGATTGATGAAGGTGACATTAAAGCCTGTAATGTTTTCACTGGTTGTGGTTTCGCTGATTAGTATTTCCATGATCGTTCCTAGGTTTTTATGATGTAATTAAGGACAACAACAGGAGGAATGATAGCGTGTCGGCCATCACCGCCATTTGCCGGAATTGTGTGTGAGTGATCTGCTACTGTATTGGTGATTGTTCCACTACTAGCAAAAACATATTGAGAACCTGAAGTAGATCCTAAAAGGGGAGAGGCTAGACCTGTTGATGCCAAGGTTATGCCTGCTGCCATTGTATGGCTGTGGCTACCAGCGTTTCCAGTTGCCCCATTATGGCTATGGCTAGGCATTTCTGTAGTTGATAAAAGATGTGTTTCTTCCCCTAACCATTGGCCCCTTGTTCTAGCTGTTTGTGCGGTTCCACTTGGTGCGCCTGTGCCTGATGCGTTTAAGCCTGTGCCTGTGCCAGCACCCATGACCATACGGCCAGCAGCATTCGGAACATTAAAAAATAGCCCGCCTGCCCCTGTGTAAGCTGTGCCACCAAAGGTGTTAGAAATAGCCGCATGAAGGGCTAAGTAAGTAGAACTGGAAACGCTACTGCCATCACATAACAGATAGCCAG